AACTGTATTGATAAAGTCTTTGGGCAAGATCGAAATCAGTTTCTCCTTTAAAAGTTGCAGCAAAGACGGCTGCTCGTCCGAATGCTTCTTGTGCATGTGTTTCATCCTCCCATAAATATCTATCTTTTAATGTATCTAAACTAAACTTGTCTAGTTTCTTTTCTTTATCGTAGTCTATTACGATTCCTAAGTAAGGCTTCTTGCCTATCTTATCTTCAATCATCTGCTATATCTCCTAAGTGTATTGCTATTATTGCATAGTGTATTATTTTTAATAAGTCTTCTTCTTTATCTGTTCCGTCTTTCTTACCACATCTCATAGCATACTTCATAATGTTACCCATACAGAATCCTTCTCCGTGTCCTGAGTCTATTATCATATCAGTTGCTTGATACTTACCGCCTGCATAGTGTCTCTCATATGTATTATCTACATACTTTTCTATTTGTTGTATTATATTTCCTTCATTAAATTTATAACTCATATCTCTCCTTAGTGTATTATCTCATTCTTAGGAACTTCTGTCAATCTTCTTGCGTATTCTAACTGTGATAGGTGCGAAAGTTTTTCAAGCACTTCAATGTCTACATCATCCATAGTACTACCTGAAAAAATATAACTACCTACTACCATAATTAATTCTCCTAACTCAATACTATCTAAATTCCAAGTAATAGTTCTTTCAATATCATCAGACATCTTCAGTTTCCTTAACTGTAATTGAGTTAAAATCTTTTCTTCCTTGTTTAATTAGTACTTTAATTCTTTTAATAAACCATCGTAAAGTGTACGCAGAAATATGTAACTGTTGATTAGCATAAACATGAGTTTGATCAGGGATATAAGTGTGTACGTTTTCAACTGTAACTTTATCTTTATCTTCGTCAGGTATTATACTACGCAACCACTCAACCATTAACTGTTTTGCTTTTCTTCTTATTTGTTTTTCTTTTTTTAAATTCATTTGTAATCTCGTCTACTCTAGGTTCTTTAACAACTTGGGTTAGGTATGAAAGTCCTTTAGAATATTTAAATACTCTAAGTCCTTTTCCATTATTGGAATCTTTATGACACTCTAGCTTATGTCTACAGAAGAAACATCCTCTAGGAAGTTTCATATTTCCTGAAGACCCATCAGGTATAGGTTTGTAACAAAGTTCAGGCGGTGCTGACTTCTTTAAAGACTTCTTGACTGTATCTATTTTAGTCTCTATGTTAGGCTTGTCAAGTTCTTCAGGAATATAAAGTGCAAGTTCTCCACTTTCTTTATTCATGGCTAAGAATCCACCATTAGAAGTACCATGTCCTGCTTCATATCCTGCTAACTGAGACATGTAACCAAAGGTATCATCCTCTGCTAGTGTTCCGTCTTTGAATTTCTTAAAGGCATAACCTGATGCAGTCTTAACATCTATAACTTCTCCGTCTATAACACAGTCCATATGTCCTTCGATGCCCTTGATCTTAACATTCTTCTGTTCATCTGAAACTGTATGACCTGCTAGTTTAACTAATAGTAATACTACTTCTTCTAACATATGACCATACAGAAACTTAATGAAGGTTGAAGGCGGAATCTCTTGAGCCTGTTGCTCTGTCTTCATATCATACCATAGCTGTCTATTAGGTCTGCCTATATTAGACATACGTAAAGTCTCTGTTGATCTAGGTGTAGGTGTAGACCAATGACGAAGAACGTCTTTCATAGACTCACCGAACTGTTCTATAGATTCTTCAGATAAGTTTAAGGACTTACCCTTACCAAGAACAGATAGCTTCTTGTATATGTCGTCTACTAATGTGTTTAGTTTTTTAGTTACCATAAGTTATCCCTCTTTCATTATACAACTTTTTATAAAATGTTGCAACCTTTTGTATTTGATTTGGTGTTGCTTGGTTCTTAATAGAGTTAGCCATAAGCGAAACAATAATAATATTATCTTTTACATATCCTTTTTCAGGTATTATTCTATCTAAAGACGGAGAAGTTTGCCAGTTGTTTTTACCTTTACCTTTACCCCAATCTTGTCCTTGTTTATTTAATTCAAACTTAATTCCTAATATTGGACATCTATCTGTTATAATATCACGAATATCTTGTGTAGTTAAATCAAAAGGTATGTTATTGACTTTTGCTCTGTCTCTAGCACCACACCTCATATCATGAAGGTGTTGAGCATCCCCAACTGTTTTATTTTTTCTCGATTTTTTAACTAGGGTAGACATATCCTTACGAAAACATTTATTACATTTATATATTCTATTGTTGTAATTAGACATATAACAATTACCTTTTGAAGAACCAACTTTTTTTATTTCAAGAGGAACAGAACAACGAATACATATTTTTTGTTCGTTCCCAGAATTTATTTGTCTTCTCTTAGTGCGTTTCACTCCAGTCTCTCCCTACTTTGTATTCGCCATCCATAGGACAACGAAGATTATAATGTTCACCTGCTTTAATAATACATTCAACAGCAAGACTCCCTACGAAATCTGATAAATCTTCTCTCACTTCTATCTGCCATTCATCATGTATGTTACCCACAAATCTAGCATCAAGTGAATTAAGATTGATTAAAGCATCAAGCATAACCAATCCTCTCTTCATAACTATAGCACCTCCGCCCTGTAATAAAGTGTTGAGAGCAGCGTGCTGTGTGCGAATTAATAACTTTCTTCCGTCTATTCCTTTGAGCCAATGCTTTCCAGATGCTCTTTGTACTTTATCTCTAAGAGATTTAAATGATGGTTTATTATTAAAGAACTGTTCTCTAAGTCGCTTACCATCAGCTTGGCTTCCTCCAACCACAGAGCCAAGTTTTGAGTCTCCCGCTCCGTAGATAAGGGCATAAATAAAAGTTTTTGCCTGATCTCTTGATTCAAGTCCTGCAGATTTTTGATTAGCGGTGTGTATGTCTCCGTTAATGATTTCATTTATAAACTCCTCGTCTTGCATATAGTGTGCTAACATTCGTAGTTCTAAACTAGAAGCATCAACACCTAATAAATTATAATTATCTTCAACAGTCCAACATGATCTACATTCCTTCCCATATTCACTAGCTAAACTAGGAACTTGAGCGAGGTTTGGAGACCTATGCGACATTCTCCCTGTGATAGTTCCATTAGGTATTACAAACCCATGTACCCTACCATCATTCTCAACTGCTTCTATCCATGAATCTATTTGAGCAATTCTCTTTTGATATAAAAGATAATCAGCTATTAGTTTTGCTTGAGGAATGTTTTTAATATTAGATAGAGTTGTCTCATCTACAATAGGCTGACCTGTAGGAGTAAACTTCTTAGGTTTCCAACCAAACTCTATTAGATATTCCCCTATCTGTTTACGTGATCCAAGATTAAAGTCCTGAAGTTTCCTACGCATGAAAGGTTTTATATTATTAGTTGGTAGTCTTTCATTAAATTCTTCTTCTGTTAAACCTTGTTTAGATAATGTTCCGTCCTTCTTAAGTTTAGGTTTAACTTCTCTAATGTCAATCATCTTAGGTTTAAACACCTTATGCACTTCATCTTCTGCTTCGTGCATCTTCTGTCGAAGTTCAGCAAGAAGTAATTCAGCTTTCTCAATATCAAACTTAAATCCATTTACTTCTTGTTCTTTAATTACTCTCGCCACTTCTTGTTCAAGAGCAACACATTCTTTATTAAATCCTGTTCCTTCTTGTCTAAGATGATGAAAGAGAACTGTATTCAATTGAACATCACGAGTGCAATAGGTTAGCATTTCTTTAGAATAGTTTTTATAATCATCAAAATCAATCTTGTTAAATCCTAATCTAAATCCCCACTTCTCTAAACTGTGTCCGCCTTCACGAACAGGATTGAATAGTCTTGACATAACAAGAGTATCAACTACAGGCTTATGAGAAAGTTTTACATCTCCAAACTTTTCAACCATAGGTATATCGAATCCTATAATATTATGACCAATTAATTTATCAGCCTTAGACAATAGTTCATATCCTTCTTGTAGTTTATCAGGAGGATATTTATATATAGTTCCTGAGTCTATGTCTTGAGCAACTAAGCAATGTATCTTAGTCGCTTTCAGATCATCAGTCTCTATGTCAAATACTAAGTCCATTCTTATAACTCCAATAGTTCATCTGCATCATCTTCAAATT